CCTGAACAATTCCCTTGCTACCCCCTGAACAATTCCCTTGCTACCCCCTGAACAATTCCCTTGCTACCCCCTGAACAATTCCCTCGCCACCCCTTAGACAAAACTATACTGGTATTTATGCAACACATAGGTAAACTGGGGGTCGCGTATAGTGAACTGATTCGCATATGGAGTCAACTCACGATTATTGTTTCAAGAAGTTTCATTAGCCGTCAATTCCACCTTTTGCGAATGATAAATTATCACCCCGTGGCGCTCTTGCGTCTGCCTGATACCTAGCACCGATTCGCATATGTTACAACCCCTAAAATAACACTTGACGAATCTTTTGCAATGATCTAACGCGTGCGCCCGTGCGATTCCTTATATAACGTCGTGTGAGATTGTTTTGAGATATGCAAAGAAAAAGCTTGCGAGGTTTGGCGGGATTGTTTATTGATTCCCTAAGAGACGGGGCAACCCACAAACAAACAAGGAAACAATCAGATGCAAACCTTCATGCTCGTTATGACAATTTTTTCAACCGACGGACACCGCGACGATATTGCCCTTGGATTTCAACTATCTTGGCACGATTGCAGCGAGATTGCAGCGACTATTGAACCCGTGCTGGCAAATGATGCGGCTGATATCTACTGTGAATTAGAGGGGGTTAACCAGTGAATAACAATCAGACAAGAACAAGCCTAAACATGGTTTTGCGCGAGTATTATCTCGATTGGGTCAACAATTGGATATCAGTGCAAGCGTTTGCGGGTTATCATGAGTTAAGCCACAAACAAGCCGTAGGTATCATCGACATAGGGCGCAAACTACATGAGTCCTATTGCCGTGATGTAAATAAAGGATAAAACTATGGATGATATCAAGCAAAACGCAATTGACGCAATAGACGCGCATTGTGCTGCTCAATTGGATTACGAGGAAAATCACGAGGACGCTGGCGACGGTTACGCCTTTCTAGTTGCCGAGTCTTGGACATCAACAGACGACGTAGAGTTGCGCAAGAATCTTATCGGCCCAGACGTCCAAGACTTATCAAAAGACTATTTCGAGGATGGCAGGTGGGTTCCTGCATGGGAAATTGATGCAATGGGCCTTGATCCTGATATTTTAAGCGACATTGCCTTAGATATCTTTGTGATGCAGCGCGGTTCAATTTTCGGTTGCTACACCGATGGAATCGTCTTGGGTGGCTTTCCCGTTCAGGAAATAGAGATTGCATTAGACGAATTAGGGATAGACGGGATTACATTGGACCTAGTCAGGGAATCTTGTGACGCCTATATTGACAAGAGTGGACGCGCATATCTAACGACAGATGCGGTATGGTTTGCGGTAGTTGATCCGGTGGCGTTTCAAGCTGCAATTGCAGATTATGTAGAGGGGGCAAACAGATGACAAAACTATTATTTCATGACGTGGTTAACGACATTGCAATTATTGAAACGTCTTTTTGTTATTGGGTTAGATATGGTTTAGACCAGACCCGCTTTGAATTTGGTTATTTATCCGATGCACTTAAGTTTGCTGGCAATTGTCTAGGCCATGCCTTTTCTATTGAGGAATTGAAAGAATGATTTTTGACCTAGTGAGCGCATTGGACAACGGGGGCGAAACCTTTGACCGTTATACGTTGTCCTTCATGTCAGACGACGGGGAGTCGTTCATGTATGGCGCAAGTGAGAACCCTTTTAGCCCACAAGGTTTTGGGCAGTATGTAGGCGACGGGGGTTTTCCTGATACTGATGAAAACCCTAGTATCGGATTGCCAGTGGATCGCTATAGTTTACCTGAGCAAGTGCAGAAACTTATAACACAATTGGAGTTAGACGAATGAGCACTATGGAGGACAATGTAGACACTATGGCAAAACACTATGTAGACACTATCAACGGCCAGCCAAACGCGTGGGGCGCATATGTCAGTCCTATATATGGCGTAAGTCATAACATACTGCCCCGAATGAACTCCCTGTTTGGGACTCATGTAACGCAATTGGCAATCAAAAAGGCATTTAACAAATGAAACCCACCTACCAGAATATCTTACGCCTGAAATATCTCGGGAATGGCCGATACAACGCAAGCTGGCAGGGGTGGCCTAGTGAAGGCCACAAGCGTGTTAGCAAGCGTCTCACTGCGGACAATAGGGACATGGCAGCACATGGGGCGGCGCAAGCGTTTATAGCATGGCTAGAGACTGGGCCAATGGGGGACGATTGCAAGTGTACATTGGAGACGCTCACGATAGGGCAGGATGTTACCGATGTTTATATGGTGGGGGTAACTCAACAGTGGACACGTAGGGACGCATAAGAATTAACCAACGTTATACTATAACAATCAACTCAATCAATCAGGAATACATCACATGAATACTCTTATTAATCAATTGCCAGCAGCGACATATATGCTCATGAACCCAGTAGAAGCACATGTGACGGGTGAGGCGCGGGCAATCTTGACGATCCCAACGGGCGAACTCATGACATATCAGGCGGGCATGGCATTGGTGCAAGCTAATGCTGCTCTAGGGGTCACGGTCACACTATATAATACACAAGCGGCGTAGGGGGAATGACAATGACAATGACATTTGCACAGGCTCGCATTGCTCATCTTGAGGAGGAACTAGGTAAGGCAAGAGAGGTAATAAGAAAGACACAAGAGGCATTAGATAAGACACAAGAGGCGCTATCGTGGCGATGCTGATGTGATCTAACACTAGGGTCACACCTTAGCCCGTCACATGACCGCCCCTAGTAAAACTACAGTTAACCCCATGGCTTAGGTTGTGGGGTTTTCCTATGTCTGCATTAGATAGTGTTATGTTATAACATTTGATGGACCACTCATGCGGTTGCCGAATCGCTCTGATCGTCAATAGAAAACATTTGTCAAGGCCTATGTTTATTTCATTTGTTGTTTCTTTGCAACGTCCTATGCAATACACTTAATGTTACACCCCTGAAACTTCTTGTGACTTGCCTAGCCAAACTAGGTGATTCTATTGAGGTTTCCTGTGTCAAGTCCTATGTGATAACCTGTTGCATAATTACATCAGTTGACACATTAGTTTATCATGGGACCCTCCGAATCATTGACACGTGATTCGTCGGCAGGAGGTATACACATCTGTTTCCAAAAGTAAAAATAACTTTTGCTTGTTGCCTTAGTGCATCACATGACCTAGCAGGAGTATCCCCCACCCATGACTATCATATGAATATCATTTGCCAGTAGTCCTATGAATACCACTTGACATTCTATGCAACCCCAGCTAGATATGACCTATGATTCTTCCTATGACTATCACTTGATATTTACAAAATAAAAATCATGGGTTTTGCTTCATAAGACATCTTGACAATATAATCCTCAGGCCCCATACTCCTGAGAGGCACAACAGATCAACACAGGAGACTAACAAATGAACATCAATGACCTAAGCCACCTCACAGGACCTACCCGATCATGGGTACTAGGGACTATCTGTGGTTATCCCCCATGCTGTATTGAGGACTTCATCGAGCAGTTTGAGTGGCGTAACACAGGCTCACAATGGAAACAACGTAAGTTAACTGGCACAGGTTACGTCCCATGCCCATCCTGCAATGAGAAGACACGTGAGGACCTCCTAGAGGCTATTGCAGTACGTAGGGTATCTGATAGGTGGTTCCCTAGGTGTCCTTGGGATTACCATGATAACAACACAGGAGATTGACATGGAGAAGTATCTAGAGTACAAACAGTGGTGGCTGCAACATGGCGTAGGGGAGTGGCTGTACCCCATTGGAAGCACAGATGAAGAGTTATTCGAAGGTCACATCAACTCGATGACTACATATGAACTAATGGAAACACTAGCTAACTGGGATTAACCAATGACTAAACCAATTCAATTACACGTAGGATACGTAGGCATTACACGTGAAGGCAAGCGTGTGGAGATTACTGCTAAAGATACTAGAGATACTGATTACCCTTGGAAAACTGAAGAAGATGCGTGGTACTTAAACTCAGGTCACTACTGGCAACATAAAAGGTGTTCTAAGTATGATATCGTAGGTCCTTGGCAAGTGGCGGTAGAGACACCTGTAGAGCCACTAGCAGACTACAATGATGGCAAGTGGCATCGGTGGGCTGGGGGTGATCGACCTGTGCATCCAAATACTCTTGTGTACGCTACATACATTGATCAGGATGATGGGGTAATCACAGACTCTCGGTATGCTCGTAATTACCACTGGGACTCTGGTCATGGGCCTATCGTAGCCTTCCGAGTAACCAAGGAATACGTAGAGCCACCCAAGGAACCTCGTGAGTTCTGGATTTACCATGGCATAACATCTGACGTAAAAACTGAGAAGCCAAGTGATATGTATGGGTACATTCACGTAAGAGAAGTGTTGACAGATGACTAACCTAATGTATACTACCCACAGATATAACAACAAAGGAATGACCAATGATTTTACCAATGGACCTGATAGCCGCTGGCTTCCCCTCTAACAAGAAACATGGGAAGGCCTTTGGTGATGCTGTAAACCTAATGCGTCACAAGACCCTCAATACTCAAGAGTTGGAGTCTTGGGTAGCAGCTAATAAACCACCTGAGACTATTCAGCTACAGGATGCACCAGACCTTATTGTAAATCTTGAGGCTAATACACCGGAGGAGATTGCTAATAGGGATCGTGTGATCGAGACTATGGGTGTAGTAATGCGTACACCAACTGTAGTGGCTGGTGCAGTGATGCCTGATGCTTGCCCTGCTGGTCCTGTAGGGACTATCCCTGTGGGGGGTGTAGTAGCTGCTAAGGGAGCTATTCATGTGGGTATGCACTCAGCAGACATTTGCTGTTCAATGATGGTATCTGAGTTTAAGAATGCAGACCCGTTGACTGTACTAAACGCTATTCATCAGGTTACCCACTTTGGTTATGGCGGTAGACCCAATGGCAAGAGATTTACCTTGTCACCTAAGCTATATCAAATGATGTCAGAGAACTCTTTTATGTCTAGCAATAAGATGCTGCAACTGGCGACTGAGCATATGGGTACTCAAGGGGATGGCAATCACTTCTCCTTCGTAGGTATCAATAATGCAGGTAACGTGTGCCTAGTCACTCATCATGGCTCACGAGGTGTTGGTGCGTTCCTCTATAGCAAAGGCATGAAGGTAGCCCAAGCTATGACGCATAAGATCGCTGATGGTGTGCTTAAGCAAAACACTTGGATTCCATCTGATACTTCTGAGGGTGATGCCTACTGGGAGGCTCTACAGTTAGTGCGTAAGTGGACCAAAGCTAATCACTCATGCTTACATGCTGCTGCTGCTGAGGTAGCTGGGGCTAAGGTAATCAATAGACTGTGGAATGAGCATAACTTTGTATTCCGTGAGGATGACATCTTCTATCATGCTAAGGGTGCTACACCTATCCATGATGCTTTCCTGCCAGATACCGATGGTGTACAAATTGTGCCACTCAACATGAAGCAACCTGTGTTATTGATTGAGGGCACTAAGAATGATCGTAACCTAGGGTTTGCACCTCATGGGGCTGGACGTAACCTATCTCGTACTGCTCACAAGAAGACTATTGTAGGCATGACTGATCAAGAGGTATTCGATAAGGAGACATCAGGGGTTGACGCTAGGTTCTGGTGTGGTAACATAGATATTACGGAGCTACCATCAGCCTATAAGGATGGGCCAAGTGTTCGTAAGCAAATGGAAGATATGGGACTAGCCAAGGTAGTAGATGAGATTCAACCCTATGGCTCTATCATGGCTGGTGATCAAGACAAGGACGCACCGTGGCGTATAAAGCGTGATGCACGCAATAACAACAAAGGAGACTACCAATGAATAAGACATTTGAAGAACTAGGGTACAAGGCTGGTGATACGGTGCGTTGCACAGGAAGTAATCCATATTTTATTGACAAGTATAAAACCGGAGATGTCTTTACCCTTGAGTTAAACGGCTATGGCGACATAGGGATTGGCCTGTGTGATGGATCGCAGGGCGACTGGGAGCTAGTGTGTGACCCTAGTGACCTCACATGGGGGGACATGACACCTGAGCAGCAAGGTGCACTCCTGTTGGCTAATCATCAGGGGAAGACTATTGAGGTTAAGTCTCATGTGCTTGGCAATTGGATTCCGCTGCATGAACCTGCGTGGATATCAGATGCTGCTTACCGCACTAAGCCTGAGCCAGATGTAGTACATCACAAGATGCACAGCGGATTATATAATGGTCACCTAACTTGTTTTACCTTGTGTAAATACCCAGAGTCTGACTATGTCTTGACCTATGACACAAAAGATGGGGTTCCTGTGTGTTCATCAGTGAAACTCTCTAAACTGACATAAGTGTGTTAATAATGTCACACATATAATAATAATTCCCCATGTAGTAACTTTATTTGCATTATTACATGGGGTGTTGCACAAAAGACACACTTATTATTCATGGGTATTCTGGTGATAAACTGGGGCAATCTGAGGAATAACACAAGTAATTAAATAAAAGAATCGTGGGATTACAACCACTTGTAAAATAAATGAAATAAAAAGTGTGGATTGCTACCCTAAACTGACTATATGTATATGAGACCCTAAAGGGGGTAAGGGGGTTTCACCAGTAGTTCTTAAGACTTACTAAAGAAGTTAGAACAACAGGAAGATAAAGACTTAAGAAAGACTAAAGAGATAACATATGAAATAACATATGATAGTCACTAGAGAAGATACTCCTGAGTATTACTAGATGTATTCTCCTACAACCCTATTATCTGATGTCATAGCTACAGTAGCTACATAAACTTACAGTGGATCACAATCTGCATCACCACAGAAGTTATAAGCTACTGTTGCTATGCCATCTTCCTTTGGGTAGCATATACTCCTGAAGCCCTATACTCTTGAGACCCTTAACACTTGACATTACATAGGTAGTGACATAGGTAGATATGATCAGGAGGATAAGATATGACTACCAAGAGATACCTACAACTACAAAGGATTACTTTACCGTTAGCTGGTGTACTTATGTTTTTAGCTACCATGTGTATGTTAATTGAGTAACACGTAAATACTGTTGAGTGTCACCAGATGTACATTAGGGTGATCACGAGATAGACGATAGCCGCATTGATGTGGTGTGATGGATATTGTGGGAACCCTGTGGCGCGGACCTATATAAGCCACCATCACACCTCATGAGCGCGGTAAGACCATTTCCATTGGGTGTCATGCTGATTATTGGCTCGATGGTGTGGGCCGTTAGGATATTGGCGTCCTTATTTACCTGATTGGTGCGACAGGTAAGCGTTCAAAATACAGCTTCGGCTGCTCGGCCCACCTACTTAGGTGCTGTCTATTCAGTATAAAGTGCCTTTAATATACTAAGCCGCATTGATGTGGTGTGACAGTTACCCTTAGGTGGGCGAATGGAATACACTTTAAATCCAAGTCACACCTCATGAGCGCGGCCCACTGTGAATGTGAAGGCTCTTTGAGTTTGTGCAACCACCACATCGACAGTCTAAAATTATCCGCGTCTCAACTAATAACTAGCCATTGAGCAATCAAGGTAATAGCGCCAGACCCTCCCTGTGCGCGGCTAGACCCAAAACAATCATAGGAATATCTAATGTCACCTAAGCCAACATATACCTTTAAGAAGCCCATTGCAAACCATATCCGCAAATGTATCCACGGTGGAGTCTCCGTAAAAGATATGTTACTTTCTTTGCACAAGTTCCAGAATGCCCCTAAGAACTCAGCTATTCTCTACAAAGTATACGGAAGCTATATCGCGGAAGTGAAGGCTGAGTTGTTTGGCGAGATTGGCGAGATCGTTCTTAATCAAGCTAGGGCTGGTGACTTCAAGTCTCAAGAGTTTTATCTCCGTTCACGAGGTGGATGGTCCCCTAACAGCACAGTTAACGAGGTTGAACATGAAGGCGATCCAGACGAAGACTCAGGTGCTATTGACGCTCTTATGGCTAAACTGGGTAAATCTAGAAAATCCAATGACGAAGATGAGTAACACCCGATGGCTAAAAGAAATGGTTTATGGAGAGACATCCCAGTAACTGCTGCTGACCTTAGGTTACTAGGGGATGAACAGCTAGAGGAATACCTCAGCGAGTTAACCCCTAAGCAGTTAGATGAGATTTCCCATAGCTATGAGTTTTGGGCTAGACCTACTCAGTTAGAGCCTGAGGGCAACACTTGGAATACTTGGTTATTCAATGCAGGTCGTGGCGCTGGTAAGACTTGGACAGGATCAAATTGGGTTCGACACAGGGTTAAGCGAGGCGACAAACGCATAGCTTGTGTAGCACCTACCAAAGGCGATGTTAGACGAGTTATGGTCGAAGGTGAGTCAGGGTTCCTCAACATGTGTTGGGCTGGCGATAAGACCTACAGAGGCGCTCCTATGGGCTACCCTGAGTGGTCACCAACAAACAATACATTAACATGGGAGAATGGAGCCACGGCTACCTTCTTCTCAGCGGAAGACCCAGATAGACTCAGGGGGCCACAGTTTCACGCAGCTTGGTGTGATGAGGTCTCCTCTTGGCGTAACCAGCAAGATGTCTGGGATATGCTCCAGTTTACACTACGCCTAGGCAAACACCCTCGCGTTATGGTAACAACAACCCCCAAACCTACGAAACTTATGCGGAAGCTTATCAAGGCAGACTCCACCTTCATTACTGGTGGATCAACCTTTGACAACTCAGCTAACTTAGCTAGTACCTTCCTCAGTAAGATCAAAGAAGACTACGAGGGCACACGCCTTGGTCGTCAAGAGCTTTACGCTGAGATGCTAGAGGAAGCTGAAGGGGCACTATGGACTACTGAGGTCCTAGATGCTGCACTAGATGAAACAATAGAAGATCGCGTGGAGTTCGCAACAACTCTACAGAGGGTAGTCATTTCGATTGACCCAGCAATCACCTCAAATGAAGAATCTGACTTAACAGGTATCATCGTAGCAGGTCTCGATATCAACGGCAAAGGTTACGTCCTTGAGGACCACACCGGACGCTATACGCCTCAAGGGTGGGCAGCTAAGGCTATCTCCCTGTATCACGAGTTTAGTGCTGATCGTATCGTCGCTGAGAGAAACCAAGGTGGCGACATGGTTAGAGCTACATTAACCTCTGAAGATGAATCAGTGCCAATTCGCTTGGTACATGCTTCTCGTGGTAAGTTTGCAAGAGCAGAACCTGTATCAGCTTTATACGAACAAGGCAAGGTTAGACATGCCAAAGGTCTTGATGATCTTGAGGTACAGATGAGAACTTGGGAGCCTCTAGGCTCTGTTGGTTCCCCTGATAGACTTGACGCTATGGTATGGGCCTTGACTGACCTAATGCTAAACGGTGTCGCTAGACCACAGCTTAGGTTAGCCTACAGTGATGCTAAAGGTCTCATATAAATTACATGGAATAGGCTTACAATAATGGTAACGGAAACAAATCACGAGCCACTGAGTGAGCCTAAGAGCAAACAGCTAATGGGCGTAGCCTCTAGTAATGTTACTACTGGTATCTTCAAGTCGGGTGAGTTCCTCCCTGAGCTTCGTGGTACTAGGGCCATTACTAAGTACCGTGAGATGAGAGACAACAGTGCAGTCATCGGTGCAGTCCTATATGCAGTTGAACAGGTGTTGCGAGATGTAGCACTTAATGTAGTTCCTGCTGATAAGTCTGAGGCTGCTGTAGCTGATGCTAAGTTTGTCGAGGAATGCCTCAATGACATGGAACACTCCCTAGACGATCACGTGTCAGAGGCTGTAAGCTTCTTGTGGATGGGCTTCTCATGGTTTGAGGTAGTCTACAAGCGTAGGGAAGGTTTAGACACTAAGAACGTCAAGAAACGCTCTAAGTATAATGATGGACGCATAGGTGTTCGTAAGCTGGTCTCACGCGCACCTTGGACAATCTCTAAGTTTGCCATTGAACCTAAGACGGGTAAAATCCTTGGAGTACATCAGAGAGAATCTGCTTTTACTGGTCGTGGTAGTGATAGTCTCATTCCATCTAACAAAAGTATTTATTACCGGACTACCGCAATTGATGGAGACCCATCTGGACGCTCAATCCTACGCAATGCCTATACGTCTTACACATATCTTACTAATCTACAGTCTATTGAAGCTATTGCTGTAGAGCGTGAGATGCACGGTATTCCCATTGGTCGTATCCCATCGGAGTATCTAGCTGCTGATGCTACTGATGCTCAAGTGGCTATCCGTCAACAGATGGAACGTATGTTAGCTGACATGAAGCTTAATGCTCAAGGTTATGCACTGCTGCCATCCGATCTACTCTTGGATAGCGAAGGTAAGTCAACTGGTGGTGTTGCTGCTAGACTAGTCGATGTTGAACTGATGACCTCACAGGGTAATCGCAATATAGACATTGGACCTATCATTGATAGATACCAACATGACATTGCTCGTAGTGTACTATCTGAGTTTCTTATGCTTGGCACTAATGGTGGTTCATATGCACTCAGCAAGTCTAAGACTGACCTATTCCTGCGTGCACTAGAGAGCTATATCAACACAGTTGCTGATGTACTCAACAAACAGCTAGTAGAGCCTCTCTGGGAGCTTAATGGGCTATCTGTTGAGACTATGCCTAGAATTGAAGCTGGTGATGTAGCTCCACACGATCTCAAGGAGCTTGGGTCCTACCTTCGCAACCTTAATGGAGCTAACATTGATCTCTCTGATGAACCTGACGTTATTAACGCCCTATTACATAATGCTGAGTTGCCACAGGTTGACCCAGATAGAATTATGGCTAAGGCTGAAGAGCGTAAAGCACTAGAAAAGTCTAAAGTTGCTGCTAAAGAGAAACCCGTCAAAGCTGAAGCCCCTAAGAGCAGGAAAGAAGTTCTGGAGGAAGAAGTGCTACAACAAACTCTAGAGGTACTAAAGAATGACAGCCTTAGTTAACCTTGCCCTAACTAAAACCCTAGTCGCAAAAGAAGTCACCAAACAAGCATCATCCTTTGAAGGACCACAGGGTGACAAGGGTGATAGTATTAAAGGTGACAAAGGCGACAAGGGTGATAGCATCCAAGGTGAACTAGGCCCTAAGGGGGATAGCATCAAGGGTGACAAGGGTGACAAAGGTGACTCTGTTGTAGGTCTTAAGGGTGACAAAGGCGATACAATAAGAGGTCCCAAAGGTTTACGTGGCGAGAGTGTCACAGGTAACAGGGGCCTAGCGGGTATCAAGGGTGACAAAGGTGACAAGGGTAACAAAGGTGATACCGGAGTTAGCGTAAAGTCAACTAAGATTAACCCTAAAGGTCATTTAATTACTACCTACACTGATGGTCGTAAGGAAGACTCAGGTGAGTTACCTAAGGGAGCAGATGGTAAAGCTCCCCTAGTATATAACGGTGGTGGTGGGCAACTACCAATAAAAAGCCCTTCAGGTATATCTGAGTTAGACTTCGGTGTATCCTCTAAAACGGCAACTGTTGTAGTCACTGGTATTGGATCAATTACACCAACCTCAGTTGTGCTTTGCAAGATGCGTATTGAAGATACAGAAGATCACATAGCGGAAGATTTATTGATTGACCCTATTAGAGTTGAAGCATTTGCAATTGTATCTGGTGTTGGATTTACGATATACGGTACTATGGAAAACTCCTCTGCAAATGGCAAATATAAAGTCCAATGGCTTTTAGGATAGGATAATAAGATGGCAGTAGAAATTAAAGACGGTAACGGCGGTACCGATCATGTGTCGGTTGACCCAGTAGCAAAGGCATTGCACGTCATCAATTTCTCAAGCGACGGGCACGAGGGTATCCATGCGCTTCCTGTAATTGTGACAACCAATAACGCAGCGGCGCTAGGTGAGTTTGTACTCCCAAGCCTTAACGCTGAGGAGTACGCGTTTATTTCCATCCAACTTGTAGGAACTTGGGTGGCGACAGTTACCTTTGAAGGCTCAAACGACAACACCTCTTTTTATTCTATTGCAACCACAGATCCTAGCGCCAACGGTACGGGCCAAACCACGGCAACAGAAAACCGCATTGTGAAAGTTCCCGTTCTTACAAAATACATTCGCGCTCGTGTTTCTGCTTACACGTCGGGCACGATATCGGCTATTGCGTATGGACATAGAGATGAAAACTCATCGGGTTTAATTAGCTCTCTTGGTACAATTGAATTGCAAGCTGAGACAACCAAGAAGATTGGTAACGTGGGTATTTCTTCAGGGGGAGCTACCCCAACATACCAAAAGTTCATTTCAGCTACGACAACCAACGCAACAGCAGTCTCAAGTGTACCTGCCAATATCTCAATTCTTCACATGGAAAACAGTGGAGATGGCGTTAGGTACGTTAAGTTTTACAATAAAGCAAGCGCCCCTGTTGTTGGGACCGATGTTCCACTAATCACAATCGGTATTCCCGCTGTGTCAAGCTCTAGCTTTACCTTGCCAGCATTGATTGGCATTGACTTTTCCATTGGTATTTCGTTTGCGATTACCTTGGGCGCTGCTGATAGCGACACCACACCACTTAGTGTTGCTGCAAACGTCACGGGCTTGATCGCCTACTCAGCCCTATAAGTCAAGAGGCTAAAACCAAAAGGTTAACTAATGAACAAACTCAATCATCTCTCTACGCTGATCCTTAATACACCTCTGCTGTGTACGCCAGACTACGCTGAGACCCTCTGTGCTGTTCTCTCAGAGCGTATTGGGGTTCTAGGTGAGGGTATGTACCAACAGGACAAGGATGCCTCTCAGAGGACACCTTTAGAGGTTACTGAAGGAACTCGTGTTATTCCCATCGTAGGGTCTATGACACACAGGTCTACAGGTATCGAGGCTATGTCCGGTATGACCTCCTATGCTGATCTACAGCGACAAGTAGAGGAAGCCATGAGTGATACCTCTGTCAAGAATATCCTCTTGGACATTGACTCCGGTGGTGGGCAAGTGGCTGGAGCATTTGACTTCAGGGACTACCTCATGGATCAACGCGGGAGAAAGCCTATCATCTCAATGGCGAGAGACACTATGGCTTCTGCTGCATACCTCATTGGTTCAGCAACTGATAAGATTTACACGACACAGACAGGTTCCGTAGGCTCCATCGGTGTTGTCGCCATGCACGTTGATAATTCAGAAGCTAATGCTAAGGCTGGTGTTAAGCCAACCTTTATTTATGCTGGGGATTACAAGGTAGCTGGCAACCCTAATGCTCCACTGGAGGGTGAAGCTTTAAGTTACTTGCAAGAGTCAGTCAATGATTCTTATGAGATGTTTATTAGTGCTGTAGCTGAGGCTAGAGACATTAAACCAGATGCAGTTCGTGCTACAGAAGCTCGGATGTATAGGGGGCAAAAGGCTGTCGATCAAGGACTGGCCGATGGCGTATCTACTCTAGATTTAGCCCTTACCGAACTCGCAACGTCAGCCCCGCGAGTTTATCAATCAATGTCTATTACAAACAAGGAAAACCTTATGACACCTGAGGAAATTGAAAAGCTACAGGCTGATCTTGCTGTTGCAACAACTGCTAATGAAACACTACGCGCTTCCGTTATGGCTGAGGGCTACAGCATCACTGCTGAGGGTCTGTCCAAAGAGAATGCTACTGTAGCTGAGTTTATTGATGTGTATGGGACTATGGTTGACAAAGCCACACTCCCAGAAGCTGTAGTAACTGCACTGGAAACAGCTTTTGCTGATAAACTGGATGCTACACTCACAGAACAAGCCAATCGTGACCTCCCTAATTTTGCCTTGGGTGATGCTAAGGCACTCCTTAAGCTTGTAGGGTCCGATGAAACAACCATGACTGCACTCAAAGCTGCTGATGCTGCAATGAGTAAGATGATGGATGAAACTGGGTCTACCGATCTAGATGGACAAATGACAACTGCTCAAGAGAAACTTGACGTGTTGATCGCAAATGAAATTACTGATGCTGGCCTTACAGGCCCTAAGTCCAAGGTACGTGCGAAAGCTATGACCAATGTTCTTAATACGGCTGAAGGTAAAGCACTAGAAGTACAAGCTCGTACAGAAAAAGGAAACGTATAATGGCTTACAATAACATCGAAGGTATGGTCGAAACATACACTGCTGGTGCTGATCTCACAGGTTCCCAATACCTCTTCGTTAAGACGGATGGCGCTGGTGTACAAGTCTGTGGTGACGGTGAGGCTGCTGTAGGTGTACTCTGGAATAGCCCAGCAGATACACGAGCAGCTTCTGTAGTACGCGGCGGTGACCCACAAGTTTACGCTGGTACAGCCCTTGCTGCTGGTATTGACATTGCGTCTGATGCTGCTGGTAAAGCTGTTGTAGCTGCTACTGGTGATGTAGTCCTTGGTCGAACTCGTGCTGCTGCGGCTGCTGGTGATGACTTGGTTATGATTCACTTCTTCTCAGGTGGCAACGTAGTCCCTGCTTAATTGCACTAATAAGGAAATACACTAATGGCTTTTAATAACACTCCAAGTGCAGTTCACCTCGATGAGGTACTCACAAATCTAACTCTGTCTTATATGACAGAACAAAACTTCATTGCGGATAAAATCTTCCCAGCAGTCGAAGTACAAAAGCAGTCGGACAAGTTCTATATCTTTGATCCCGATGAAGAGAACCGTGAAGGCGACGTACAGCTTTTGGCACCACGCACTAGCCCACCTAAGATTGAAGTAAGTTCTGGCACAAGCAACTACTTCGCTGAGGTCTATGGTCTTGCTGCTGACTTCGATCAACAGACTTTGGCTAACGCTGATGATGTACTTAACCTGCGTATGCGCAAAGTCAAGAACGTCATGAATAAAATGCTCATGCGTAAAGACCGTGACTTCCTTAACACATTCTTCACTACGGGTGTCTGGGGTTCCGATCTTGCTGGTACTACTGACTTCACTAAGTGGTCTGATGGTGCAGCTACCCCTATTGATAACGTCCGTGCATGGAAACTCGCTTTCCAACTGC